GACGGCCCCTGTCGCGACCACGAAGTCCTTCCACGCATCGGGGCAGTTCACGGTCTCAGGGGTCGCCCTGCTATCGCGCACGAAGGACGTGACTGGCTCCGGCGTCGTCATCATCAGTGGTGCAGCCATCGTCATCCCCGCGCTGCTCCTGATGGGAGCGCCTGACAGGAAGTGGCGCATCGCCGCAGGGCGTCTGCTGATCTACACCACGCAGATGTCCTATCGCGTCGCAGGGAAAGGGTTCAGGGTGGACGCGCCCATGGAGGACGTGGACATTGACGCCAAGGCATTCAAGGTGGAGGATGTATGAGCAAGCAACGATTCTCGGACGTCAAGGTCTCCTCCGCTAAGGAGGTGCTTTGGTTCGACTTCAGCGAGCGTCTTGTTGACGCCGAGGAGCTCAGCGGGGTCAGCAGCGTGGCGGTCACGGTCGAGTACGGGACGGACAACAGCCCCAGCGCGATCCTGAACGGGGCCGCCGCCCTGACGACGGACAAGAAGGGCGTGCTGGTCCCTGTGCAGGCCGGGGTCGCGGGGGTGGACTACGCGATCAAGGTGCTGGCGACGACGACGAACCCTGCCAAGGTGGTCGGCATGATCGGTGTGCTCGCGGTGAGGAACTGATGCTGGTCAAGCTGCTATCAGAGTCGCGCACAGCCACGGTCTCCTCCTCCGAGGAGGGGCTTGGCATGTACAAGGCTCTCGGGAGCCCCTGCTCCTGCGCCGACCTGCTCAAGGCTGCAGGGCGAGGGCGCAAGCTCCGCTATGCTCCGCGTGAGTTCGTGGACTTCGTGGAGGCCGAGGCCGAGCTTCTCTCGCGTCGCATCGCCGCCTTCCTGCGCACGGAGCGCGAGCACGTGGTCAGCGAGGTGCTCACGGCCTTCGGCAAGGGTGGGTGGACCGATGACGTGGTGGACTGGCGCCGATGGCTGGCCCTCGTCCCTGTGCTGAACAAGGCGCTCTCCAAGGGATGCCAGGAGGGACGGGACTGGGGCGCGCAGCTGCTACAGGTGCAGAAGGTGCAGAAAGCACGCGGGGTGGGTGTCGGTGCCTCCGTGTCACTCGTGCATGAGGCTGCGGCTGCATGGGCCGCCGCGCGTGCGGGGTTCCTTGTCGGGATGCGACGCACGGCTACCGGCGACTACGTGCCGAACCCGAATGCCGACCTGACCATCACCGCGACGACACGGAAGGAGCTACGCACTCTCGTCACCGAAGCGATTCTCGAGGGCTGGAGCACGCAACGCCTGGCCGAGGAGCTACAGGGGCTCTACTCGTTCAGCGACGCACGCGCCATGACCATCGCCCGCACGGAGATTGCCTTCGCGCACACCTCGGGCAGCCTGATGCAATGGAAGGAGTCGGGGGTGGTCGAGAAGAAGCAAAGCATCCTCGGCAGCGAGCACGATCTCGATGACGTTTGCGACGGCAACGCCGAGGAGGGAGCCATCCCCCTCGAGCAGCCCTTCGCGTCAGGGCATCAAGGCCCTCCGTACCACCCGAACTGTGTCTGCGCGTTGATCCCTGTCACCGGCCGCAAGGGCCCGGGGCGGTTCCGCGCGAAGATGAGGGGAAGGCGATGAAGCTCTGTGCTTTGCTCAAGGCTGGGTACAAGGCCGACCAACCCCGAGCTCCTGAGGGATCGCCCGAGGGAGGGCAGTGGGTTGACGACGGCGTCCCGAACAAGGGGGAGGACAAGTCGTTCAACTACGAGGAGTGGAAGGCCACGGTGGAGCTTCAGAAGCCAAAGCGTGATCTGGATGCCCTGTTGCTGTCTTTGTCTTCCAGGTGGAACATTTCCGTCTTCATCAACGAGAAGGTCAAGAGGGAACGGGCACTGGAGGTCCTGTCAGACTTCGAGGAGGTCTTTACCTCCCTGGTGAACTCATCCCGTGTGCTTCAAGAGAGCCTGTTAGGGAAATACCTCATGGTCAGTATCGAAGCTGGGGCAAGGATCCCCAGCGTGACGCATCCAGGGAAGACGGCTCTGGCAACCTACAACAAGGTGGAGCACAAAATCACTCTAGCCGCTGGGCTGTCGCGCAGGGAGAAGACGAGCCTGCCGAAGCTAGGAGACTGGCTCATTGGCAGCGACCTCAGGACCGTTCTGGCGCACGAGATCGGGCATGCCGTAACGTCCAAGGTACTACAAGCTTGGGCCCGGACCCTTCCAGATCCCGGTGGTTTGGATTCCAGTCTCAGCGCTGTCTACAACAGCAAGCCCAAGGCCTACTGGGAGAAGAACGTCTCCGGCTACTCTGCGACGAATGCCCGCGAGATGTTCGCCGAGGCGTTCTCCGCCTACACCCATCCGAGATACAAAGAAAGCAAGCGTAAGCTCCCGCCCGAGATCGTGTCGGTGTTCACCGCTGCCGGACTTGTCGAAGGGGTGCGCAAGGTCAACCTCGCTGAGATGCTCAAGGGGGCGCCCAAGGGACATCCCTTCTACGGCAACCAGTGGACGACTATGTACCACGGCAGCCCGCGCGGGGACATTAACGAGTTCGACCCTGCCCGACCTCTGTTCCTGACTGATGACCCCGAGGTCGCGGCAGAGTACGCTCGTCGTCGCGTCTTCGGTGCCAGCAACACCGAGGGCAACACCCCGACGGTGTACGAAGTGCAGGTGGACACGGGACGGCGCTTCAACGCGGAGCTCCATGGGGATGCTTTCGAGCAGGCGCGTCAGGAGTTCAATCGCACCAACAAGGATCCCGATCAACACATCCCGCGGTTGCCCGGCCGGCAGCTGGGGTACGGTGTCGCGCGACAACTCCCACGTCTGCTCCCGCAGTTCACCTCGGCGCTGGTGGACGAAGGCGCACAGGGGCTCTCGACCGTCGTCTTCAACCCGCAGGGGCGCGTCCGCATCAAGGGGAAGACGGCGCTCCTCGGGAAAGCAGGCTTCGACCCCGCACAGCCGCGCGACGAGAAGGGGCAGTGGTCTCTCACAGGACACGAGCAGTACGTCGTGGACCGCTACAAGGGGACCGGATACCAGATCTACAATGACTACCTCCGCACGCCCCAAGAGCTTCCGAACAAACACACCGAGGAGGAGATTGGTGTCCTCGACTCGCTGATCTCCCGCTCCCCTGAGGTTGCAGAGGGTACGGTTGTTTTTCGTGCGTTGACAGGAAAGCGGGTAGGGGACAGGTATCTGACGGAGGGGGCTATCCTGCAGGAACGCGCGTTCCTGTCAACGTCATCGGAGGAAGTGGGAGCCTTCCGCTCGCAGAAGGACATCGGGGGGCGTGGACCTGTGACCCTGCTGGAGATCGAAGTCCCGAAGGGATTCCGTGCCTTCCCCTTGGAGGGAAGGCAGACGGGAGCGTTCCTTCCATCGCAGGGGCAGGCCCGCGAGAACGAGTTGCTATTCCCGCGTGGAACCAAGATGCAGGTGCTCTCGGTGGACAAGGAAGCCCGGAGGGCCAAGGTGCGCCTCATCGCGGAGACCGAAGGGAGCCGGAGGAATGCCGCTACGGTAGCTTTAGTAGATGCCATCGCGTCGCGGCGCCCCACCGTGCCGAGAAAGGGTAACCCCTACGTCCGCGGTTACAAGGTAGGACGCAAGTTCCTCCTCAGCTCCTTGCTCAAGGCCGGGTACCGTCCCGATCAACGTCGCGCACCCAAGGGGTCGTCCGAGGGCGGGCAGTGGACCGCCGGTCCCAACTACCACTACGATAAGGACGCAGGGGGTTGGATCGATGCGCAGGGCAAGTTGCTTTCCGCGAAGGTCATCGAGCGACTGAAGAAGCTCCGCGTGCCTCCCGGGTGGCAGGGTGTCGTCCTCAACCCCGACCTGCAAGCCGCGCTACAGGCCATCGGCTTCGACACGAAGGGGCGCAAGCAGTACCTGTACAGTGCCGAGCACTCGGAGCGTGCAGCTGCGGAGAAGTTCGCACGGCTGCAGGAGTTCAGCAAGCACCTCCCGAGGATGCGGACGTTGATCGAGTCATGGCTGACCAACACCAAGCTCTCGTACAAGGACCGCGACGCAGCCGCCGTCCTGCGCATGATCGAGCGCACGGGCATCCGCATCGGGGGAACGGCCGAGACCCTCGCGGCGGCCAAGGCCTACGGAGCCGCGACGTTGCTGGTCAGCCACGTCTCGTACAGCGGCGACCGCATCAAGCTCGACTTCATCGGTAAGAAGGGCGTGCGCAATGAGCGCGCGTTCACCGACAAGGAGCTGGCCGCGTACATCCGCGAACGGAAGGGGCGCAGGTCCACGGGCAGCCTGTGGGAGGTCTCCCCGGGATACGTGCGCACCGCCTTCGAGCGGATGGGGTTCAGCGACTTCAGTCCGAAGGACTTCCGCACCTGGCACGGGACGTCACAGGCCCTGCTCGAGGTCAAGCGTCATCCGAAGCCGCGGACGGACAAGGAGATGAAGAAGCTCCGCACCGCGGTCGGCAAGCACGTCGCCGCGTACCTGGGGAACACCCCCGCCGTGGCCCTGTCGTCCTACGTGGACCCGGCCGTATTCAGGAGCAGGCTATGAAGCATGCCGAAAGGGCGATGGAAGAGTTCCTCGCGACCACGCACTACGATGAGACGGGGGACTGGCGCAAGACGCCGGAGACCGCCGCTGACCCTGACGACATGGAGAAGGTCAACCTCAGCTCCTTGCTCAAGGCCGGGTTCCGTCCCGATCAGGCACGCGATGAGAAGGGGCAGTGGACGAGCGAGGGGGCTGTTTACCAAGAAGGGGGTGTAACTCCCTCTGAAGCTCCATCAAAGATGGGTCCTCTTGGGAAAATGATGGAGGTTAGGGAGCATGCCAGGAAATTGGGATTTGACAGCTCAAAGATCAGCTTTGTGCCTGAACACAGAATGACACTAGCTGCAGTTGTTGGTGAGTACGTTGCGGCAGAGTACTATCCAGCAAAGGGAACCATTGGTTTCAATGAGCGCTTTATTCGAGAGCATTCCGTTGCCAGAATTTGCAAGACCTTGGAGCACGAAGTATCTCATCACTTTTTTGAGAAGGCGCTAAGGAACAATGAGCAAGCTGTCAGTTCGTTCCTTGTCAATAATGCTATAAAGCTGAGAGACGAGGATGGGGTAACCAGGTATTCGAGGTACTTCTGGCAGACACTTTCTGGTCCCTTGCGCTATCGGGACAGCAACTCCGTTCTTCTTGATGGGCCGCACTCCTTCACTCGTGCGGTCAATGAGTCTCTTGCTGAGCTCTCCAAGATTCCGGTGGAGAAATACCCTCCGACGTATAAAGCGCTAAAGGAATTGGTTACTGCGAGTGCTAAGCGTCCCAAGTCCTTGACTGTGTCTGTTGCGGACTTTCCACGCAAGAAGAATCCCGCGAAGCCTGACCCCGGACGTCGCGCCGACGGTTCCATCCGTCGTCGTCGCGCCCTCGTTTGAGGAGAGAAGCCATGACGACGAAGCGTGAGGAGTTCGGTGTCGAAGAGACCGATAGGTACCTGGCGTTCTTCTTCGACGCGAAGGGCGAGTTGTGCGACAAGAAGGACGCGGTGCTCGCCAAGGTGTTCGCCCCCGATGGGACCCACCACTGGGAAGCCAAAGAACCGGAAAAGGAGGGTGCGTTGCACTAGTTTTTCGTTGACGTAACATCCAAGGTGGCACAGAAGGCTCTGGTGTCACCACCATTTCACCCGGACGGATGAAGGAGAGAAGGATGAGCAAAGTGAAAGTGCAGCTGCCGGAAGGCCTGACGACGATCTTCTGTCTCAGCGGCCAGCGGCTGATGGCCGACGAGCACGGTCAGGTCGAGATGGAGCGGCACAGCGCCGACTTCTACGGCCTGCTCAACAGCGTCCCCGGCGCCCGTGAGCTGCCCCCCGACGGCGGCGTGGTCGATCTCGAGGCCGAGTACGTGCCTGTTCCCCCGCCCGCACCGACCGGCGAGGGCCAGGAAGGCGAGGGCACGGCAGGCGAGGGGCAGGAAGAGCCCGCCACCCCCGACGCCTGACCCCCGATCAACCCCCGATCAACCCAGCAGAAGGAGCTCACACCATGAGCGGTCCCCAAACCTTCGCGCGCATCATCAAGGTGGACGAGAAGTCCCGGACGGTGGTGGGGCGCGCATGCCAGGAGTTCCCCGATCTGTCGGGGGAGATCCTCGACTACGACTCGTCCAAGCCCCACTTCGCCAAGTGGGTGCAGGACACGAAGAAGAGCAGCAACGGCAAGTCCCTCGGCAACGTCCGCGCCATGCACGGCAAGGTCGCCGCGGGCAAGCTGACCGGCATCGAGTTCAACGATACCGAGAAGGCCGTGGACGTCTCCGCGAAGATCGTGGACGACGGCGAGTGGCAGAAGGTCATGGAGGGCGTGTACACCGGCTTCTCCATCGGCGGCAAGTACCTCAAGAAGTGGGACGACGACAAGCACAAGGGACACCAGCGCTACACCGCCGGCCCCACCGAGCTGTCGCTGGTGGACAAGCCCTGCATCCCCACCGCGACGTTCTTCGAGATCAACAAGGCCGACGGCACGGTGCTGCAGAAGGCCTTCCAACCGCAAGGAGGCGAGGGTGAGGGCGGACCTGCGAAGGGAGACGAGGAAGGAACGGAAGCGGGCGAAGAGCGCAAGGACGAAGCCGACGGTGATTCGTCGCAATCGGGCGATGGCAGCAGCGAAGGCAGCGAGGGAGGCGGGGATGACACCGACGCCGACGACGACGCCGCCGGAAAAGCAGCCGGAGGCGACGAGCTGAGCGAGGAGACCGAGGTCGAAGGCAGCACCGAGGACATCCTCGAGTTCGCCAAGACCGTCAACGCCGCCGGCCTGACGATGCCCGAGGTCAACAAGCTGCTCGGCTTTGCCTTCGCGGGCGACTGGGGTCAGGCATCGGACATCCTCGCCGAGAAGGGCGTCTTCGCCGACCCCGAGAACCGGCGCTTCCCCCTCAACTCGGCTGCGCAGGTCAAGGCCGCGTGGTACTACGCTAACCTGTCCACGGTGGCCGAGAAGTACGAAGGGAACGCCCATGGCGAGGTCAAGAAGCGCATCCTCGCCGCGTGGAAGGATCAGGTCGCCGACGAGGAGCCTCCGGTGCCCGACTTCGCTTCGACCGAGGTGAAGAAGGCCGCAGGGGAGCTGGCCGTGTCGGCCCTGACCCCCAACCTGTCCCGCGTCGCAGGGGAGCTTTCGCGCCTGGCGGCCTCGGCGGAGTATGAGTACGCCAAGGCCTTCGCCGGCTCGGCCGTGCAGGACTTCTGCGACGCGGCGGCCCGCATGGTCAAGGCGCTGGAAGGCGTGTCGGGTGCGGAAGCCCCCGAGGAGCTGCAGAAGGCGTTCCCGACCACGGGAGAGCCCCTGTCGAAAGCAGCCCCCGCCGCGACCGACGACATGCAGAAGGCACTGGACGACGCCCTGGCGAAGGCCACTGCCCCCCTGCTCGAGCGCATCAAGAAACTGGAGTCCCAGCCGGCCCCGGCGAAGGTCTCCCTCTTCGCCGTCACCAAGGGAGGCATCCCCGTCGGCGAGGATCAGAACACTCAGGTCGACCCGGTACGGACGCCCACCGGCGAGGTCGACGAGGCAGCAACTCTCATCAAGGGCGTCCACCGGAGCGGCGGCAAGCCCGCCTTCTTCACGAAGTGACCTGACCTACCAACCCGCACCACGGAGCAAAGCACCATGAACCAAGCAACGACCCAGGAAACGCTGGACCTCGTCAAGGAGGCTCAGTCCAAGGGCAACGCGGAACTCGCCAAGGCGTGGACCCAGTCGGGCACCGCCACCAGCGGCATCACCGCTTACGACCTGGAAGCGCCGGCGAAGAAGCTCTACCCCGTCATCACGCCCCTGCGCAACATCCTCCCGCGCGTGTCCGGTCGCGGTGGCATCCAGGCCAACTGGCGCGCCATCACCGGCATCAACACCGGCAGCGTGTCGGCCGGCGTGGGGCAGGGCAATCGCGGCGGGGTGATCGCCACGAGCACCGCCGACTACAACGCCGTCTACAAGGGCATCGGCCTGGAGGACTACGCGACTTTCGAGGCCCAGTACGCGGCCGAAGGGTTCGATGACGTCCGCGCCCGGGCGGTCGAGGGCCTCCTGCGCTCGGTGATGATCCAGGAGGAGCGCATCATCCTCGGCGGCAACACCTCGGTGGCCCTCGGCACGACCCCGACCCCGACCACGGCCCAGAGCACCGGCGGCACCCTCGCGGACGCCACGTACAAGGTGCACTGCGTCGCCCTGACGCTCGATGGCTACCTGGCCGCGTCCGTCGCGGGCGGCTGCGTCGGCTCCGTCAGCCGCACCAACGCGGACGGCTCGAGCGAGACCTACGGTGGTGGCTCCGCGCAGAAGTCCGCGGCTGCGTCGCAGGTGGTCTCCGGTGGCTCCAACGCCGCGTCCATCACCGCTTCGGTGACCGCGGTCAAGGGCGCCGTCGCCTACGCCTGGTACTGGGGCACGACCGGCAACGAGCTGCTCGGTGCCATCACGACGCTCAACAGCATCAAGATCACGGCGACGGCCACGGGCACGCAGAACATCTCGGCCATGCCCGCATCCGACCAGTCGCAGAACGCGCTGATCTTCGATGGCCTGATCTCGCAGGTCTGCGCCACCGGCAGCAACGCCTACTACCGCGCGCTGGCCACCGGCACGCCGGGAACGGGGACGAAGCTGACGGCGAACGGCAAGGGCGGCGTGAGCGAGATCGACACCGCGCTGAAGCACTTCTGGGACAACTACAAGCTGTCCCCGGACACGATCTGGGTGTCCGCGACGGAAGCGCAGACGATCAGCATGCTCATCCTGGAGGGGACCTCCAACGGTGCGCAGCGGTTCTTCTTCCAGGCCGATCAGGGCGGCCTGCGCGGCGGCGTGATGGTGCAGAGCTACCTGAACCCGTTCTCGATGGCCGGCGCCAAGGAGATCCCGGTCCGCATCCACCCGAACCTGCCCGACGGCACCATCCTGTTCACGACCGTCCAGCTGCCCTACCCGCTGACCAACGTGACCAACGTCGTGCAGATCCGGGCCCGGGCCGAGTACTACCAGATCGAGTGGCCGCTGCGGTCGCGCAAGTACGAGTACGGCGTCTACGCCGATGAGGTGCTGCAGAACTACTTCCCGCCGGCGTTCGGCATCATCACGAACATCGCGCCGGGCGTCTGATCCCCTGACGGCACGTTCCTCCTGGTAGGCCCGCGCAGCGGAAGGGCGTCTTGGGTGTCTCCCCTCGGACGTCCTGCGGGCCTGCTTTTGGGGTCGGGGCTTAGGCTCCGGCCCCCTTTTCGGGGACAGGTACAAACCAGAACTAATCAGGAGTGAAGATGAAGACGCTCTACATCCCGAGTTACATGGGCGACAGCATCAGCGTCGGCGGAGTTCCCATCACCGCCGACAAGGACCGCTGCGTCCACAACATCCCGGACGAAGCCGCCGCGGAGCTGATCCAGCACGGCCTCGCGGACGTGGACGACAAGGAAGCGCTCAAGGCCGTCTACGCGCAGGAAGAAGCCGTGGAGGCCGCGAAGGCCGAAGCCAAGGCCAAGGCCAAGGCCGAGGACAAGCTCGCGCGTCCCCGCCTGAAGATCGCCGGCCGCTAGACGGGAGTAGGCAATGGGGCTCTGCACTGCTGCACAGGTCAAGGCCTACGCGACCAACGTGCCGTCCTCATCCATGGACGGACTGATCGACCAGCTGATCACCGCCGAGAGCGCTGCCATCGAGCGCTTCCTCCAGCGGACGTTGACGCAGCCGCAGAACTCCGTTGCCGAAACCTATGACGGCAACGGTGGCTTCCGTCTCCCCCTCAACTCGTACCCGATTGCCAGCGTGGACTCCGTGGTCGTTGACGGGACTACGTGGGACGCATCGTGGTACACCCATGACCTGCGTGGCCTGGTGGCCTTGGAAGGGCGGCGCTGGACGCGGGGGAGGCGGAACGTCGTCGTCACCTACAAGGGAGGCTACACCACCATCCCCTCCGACATCCAGCAGGCGTGCGTGGAGCTGGTCTGCCTGCGACTCGAGGAGCGCAAACGTCAGGGCATCAGCTCGCAGAGCATCGCAGGGGAGTCCGTCAGCTACTCGAGTGACCCGATGCCTGCGTCCGTCGTGCAGAAGCTCAAGCCGTACCTCAGCTATGCCGGCTAACGTCTTCGTCACCTTCTCCCGCAATCTCCAGGAGACATATCGGCGCATGAGTGCGGCGATCAATCCTGCTCTCCGTGCGCAGCTGGAGGAGATCGGGGTCGAGCTGTCGGCGTACATCAAGGCCGAGAAGCTTTCGGGCCAGGTGCTCAAGACCAGGACCGGGACCCTGCGCCGCTCGATCACCCACAAGGTCCACGAGAAGGGGCGCTACGCTAACACGCTCGAGGTCGGCACCAACGTGGAGTATGCCGCGATCCATGAGTTCGGGTTCAAGGGGACGGTTCGCGTCCCCTCGCACGACCGCGTGGTGACCATGGCCTTCGGCAAGCCTCTCAAGGAGCCGGTCACGGCTAACGTGCGGGCACACAACCGCCACGTTGAGATGCCGGAGCGCTCGTTCCTGCGCAGCTCCGTAGCCGATCACCGCGACGAGATCCGCACCGCCCTTCGTGCTGCTGTGCGTGACGCCCTGGAGGAGGCCTCTCGTGCTTAGGGAACGGATCATCGGCAAGGTCTTCGATGCCATCGCTGCCATCCCGACGTTCAAGACGGTGGAGCGCACCCTGCGCAACTTCTCGAAGGTGCACCCCGAGGAGATGCCCGCAGCCTTCTTCGTCTGCCGCAGCCAGGACGTCAGCTACACAGACCCAAGGCTCCCTCCGACCTACACGTTTAGCATGAGCCTCTACCTGTACGTGCATCGGAACGGGCAGGAGCTCCCTGCGCAGGCACTGCTATTCCAGGCCCTCGACCGGCTGGACGAAGCCTTGGTCGAGGTCACCACGGCGGACTCCTCCCCCGCAGGGGACGCGTCCATCGCGCAATGTCGCGTGGTCGGCAACATCGAGATGGATGAGGGATCCCTTGGCGACCTCGCTGTCGCCATCGTGCCAATCCAAGTTGTGGCGGGCTGACGATGACGCACGCACGCGAAACGATCCACAGCGCGGTGATGACCGCGGTGGACACCGTGCCCAACCTGACGGTGTTGGATGGGGGACGCGTCCGCCCCTTCCCGACCACCAGCCTGCCCGCCGCCTTGGTGTCGCTCAACGAGGAGACGTCCCAGGTCGAAGCGTTCGGCACCATCGGCTCAGGGCTGGTGATGAAGCGTACGGGCACCGTGTCGGTCCTGCTGATCACCTACTCCGCGAACGAAGGGGATCTGGATGACTTCGCGGAGCTCATCGAGATTGCCTTGGCCACCGACCCGACGCTCGGGGGTGCCGTCAAGGTCATCCAGCACTCAAGGGCGAGTCCAAGGGTGAGCCCGGGAGGTGTGTTCGCATCCCTGGAACTGCTGTTCACGTTTGACTACTACTCAGCCTCGACCTCCCCGGGACAGGCGCTTTGATGAAGGAGCAAGATCATGTCAGTCGGTAACGAGTACCTGCGCCAGGTCCGCTACAAGGCCACGACCTTCGGCACCCCGGCCGGCGCAGCGGGGGCCCAGAAACTGCGCCGCGTGCGGATCACCCCGCAGCTGCAGAAGGCCACGTACCAATCGGACGAGATCGTCCCGAGCCGTCAGGTCACCGACCTGCGTCACGGCACGCGGAAGGTTTCGTTCAACCTGGAAGGGAGGCTGTCGCCGGGCACCTATGAGGACTTCTTCGCCAACGGACTGCAGCGCGACTTCACCACCATCAGCAACATCACCGGCCTGTCCCTGACGATCACCGGTTCCTCGAACCCGTACACCGTCGCGCGTGGCTCGGGTTCGTGGCTGACCGATGGCATCAAGATCGGGCAGGTGGTGCGGATCAGCGCTGCTGGCCTGCACGCGAACAACAGCAACAAGAACCTGCTGGTCACGGGCGTCACCGCGCTGAACCTGACGGTCCGCACGCTGAACGCCTCGGCGATGAATGCGGAAGGTCCGATCGCCTCGTCCACGTGCTCGGTCCCGGGCAAGGTCGACTACGCTCCGACCTCGGGGCACACCACCGGCGTCTTCGATATTGAAGACTGGTCGCCGGACGTGCCGTCGTCCGAGGTGTACCAGAGCTGCGTCTGCGCGGGGTTCAACGTGGACATGCCGGCCACCGGCCTGGTGGGCTGCGGCTTCCAGTTCATGGGCAAGGACCTGTCGGGGCCGAATGCCTCGGAGTACTTTACGACCCCGACGGACGTGACCGCGAGCGGCCTCGCCTCGGCGACCACCGGCGTGCTCCTCGTCAACGGCGCGGCGATCGCCACCTGCACCGGCCTGAACTTCAAGGGTGCTTTCGACCCGAAGACGTATGACGTGATCGCCAGCCTGACCACGCCGGCCATCGACCGTCAGATGATGGTCTTCGACGGCGAGGTGACGGTGCTCTTCGACTCGACCACGCTGGTCACGGCCTTCGTCAACGAGACGGTTGGCAGCCTGCTCATCGCCGCACCGGTGAACGGGGACGCGAACTCCGAGTTCGTCGCCTTCACGTTGCCGACGCTGAAGTTCACCTCGGCCGACAATGCGAACGATGGCCCCGGCCGCACGCGGGTGCTCAAGTTCACGTCCATCCAGAACACCGCGGGTGGTGCGGGCATCGCAACGGAGAACACCAGCTTCTACATGCAGGACTCGCTGGCGTAGCGGCCAGTGCCCCGGGAGGTCCCTTTCGAGGGGCCTCCCACAAACACAATGGAGACGGTATGAAAAAAGATCTGGGCAGCTATGACACGAACAAGGGCTCCGACGAAGGGGCGGAGGTGCAGATCTTCGCGCCCGACGGCACGGAGCTCCAGTTCTACATCCGCGTGCTAGGCATCGACTCGGACGCCTTCCGGCAGAAGAGCACGGACATGGCCCGGGCACGCGCCAAGCGCCTGATGGGCGCAGGGCAGCGCTTTCGTCGGAATCAGGTTCCGAACATCGACCCCGCACAGGAAGAAGCGGACGAGGTGGAGCTGCTGGCGACCATCACCATCGGCTGGCGCGGTCCCGATGCGGTGCTCGAGGGCAAGCCCCTTGTGTTCTCGCTCGAGGCGTGCAAGATGCTCTACCGGCGCTTTCGGTGGATTCGTAAGCAGGTGGACGAGTTCGTCGGCGAGCGGGCCAATTTTTTGCCGGTGAACTCGGACGCCTCGCCGAGTTCGCCCGAAGCCAGTTCTCCCTCGCGCGAAGGCGTGGGGATGGAAGCACTGAAGTCGACCACCTGATCTCGGCGGCAGAGCAAGGGAATCAAGAGGCCATCAACATCCTGGACGCAGCATCGGAGGACTGCCCTGAGACGGTCTCGTACCTGTGGAATGCTTTCTGGGAGCTACATCAAGGGCGTTCCGCTGGGGGAATGGGACCGGCGAAGATCTCGTGGTCGGACGTGCGTGCGTGGAGGGAGGTGTCACCCCTAGGGCGTTCCCTCCACGCATGGGAGCTGGAAGTGCTGTTGGACTTGGATGCCATTTACGTAGACGTAGTCGGGGAGCGGGAAGATGGCAATCGGTGACGGGCTCGAAACAGTTGCCCGAATCTCAGCGCAGGACGACGCCTCCCCGGTCTTCGAGAAGGTCGGGGCCAATGCTTCGGACATGGTCAAGGCCGTCGCTGCTGGCACCGCGATTGGTTCGGTCGCCGGTGAGCTCCTCGCCGATGGATTCAAGAAAGCAGTGCAGTGGGCCCGGGAGCTCACCCTCGGGGCCATCGAAGCCGCGGACAAGATCAGCGAGCTTTCGATCCGCACCAACACCAGCGTAGCAACCCTAAGCGCTTGGAGCCTGGCCGCGCAAACGTCAGGCACCTCGGTCGAGGCCATCGCCCGAAGCATGGACCGGCTGATGATCGAGTTGTCCAAGGCCGAGGACGCACCGACCAAGCTGTCGGCCTCCTTCGAGCGCGCGGGGATCAAGATCCGCGACACGGCCACAGGGCAGATGCGGGCATCGAGCGAAGTCCTCCTGGACATCGCAGATCGGGTCAAGGCACTGGGTCCGGGGATGGAGGCCACCGCTCTCGTCGCGCAGGCCTTCGGTCAACGCCTCGGTCCGCAGCTCCTCCCGTTCCTGTTGCAAGGGCGCGAGGGGCTTCTGGAGTGGCAGCGCACCGCGGAAGGCATGGCCCTGAGCATCTCCGACGCGACGGCACAGGCTGCCAACACCGTGCAGGATCGGCTGGACGTCCTCGGCATGGCGAGCAAGGGTGTCGGCAACACCATCATGGAGATGCTGCTGCCGGCACTCAACGCGACCACCGCGGGGCTGCTGGACTTCGTGTCGAATAGCAACATCCTGCAAGCCACGGGACGCGCCCTTGGTGCTGTGCTCTGGGTTCTGGTGCAAGCCTTCAACGCAGTCGCCTCTGCGGTCATCATCGTCGTCGGCATCGTCCGCGAGATCGGGATCGCCATCACGTCCCTGGCGGCTGCTATCGGTGCGGCTGCGCGAGGGGAGTTCTCCCTCGCCGCGCAGATCATCAAGAACGGGTGGGAGGACGTCAAGCAGGCCACGGTCGACACCGACCGCGCCCTCTACAAGCTGTGGGCTGAGAGCCTCCCCGAGACGAAGAAGGCCGCGACAGGGGCCGCGGACGGCATCAACGACCTGGCGCAAGGAACGCAGCTCGCCGAGAAGTACCTGCAATCGGGGACGGGGACGACCAAGACCTACCAGCTGACCTTGCAGGGACTACAGAAGACGTATGAGGGCTACGTGGAGGCCCGCAAGTCCGGCCAGATGTCGGAAGACGAGTTCCAGAAGAAGCAAGAGGTGTACGTCGCAGGGGTTCGGAAGCTCATCTTGGAGCAGGACTCCGCGAAGCAGTCCACGAAGGCCTACGCCGATCAGCAGAAGGACGCAGCGAAAGCAGCCTCGGACCACGCGAAGGAGGTGGACAAGGTTCGCGGCATGGTCGTGCAGGCACAGGGGGTGACGGCCTCCTTCCTGCCCGATCTGCAGCTGCTCGAGCGGTATTGGCGCGCTGGGACGATCTCACAGGAAGAGTACGTGGCCGCGGTGGAGGCCCTCATCAAGAAGCAGCCGAGCGCTCAGGCTGCGATGAAGGAGCATGAAGCGTCCATCAAGGCGACGGACAAGGCCATCAGCGACGCGGCCAAGGCCTACGTGGACGCGCACGACAAGGCGGATGCCCTCGTCAAGAAGTACCAGCAGGAAGTCGAAGAGCTGAAGATGACGGACCTCCAGCGTGCGATCTCCCGCGCGGAGCTCGAGCTGGAGAAGGCCGGGGTCGACCGCACCTCGTCGGCTTGGCAGGAGTACATTGACAAGATCCGGCAAGCGATCATTGACAAGGAGACCGTATCGCAGTCCCTCGCAGCGGCCAAGAAGCTGGAGGAAGGCTACAACCAGATGGTGGACAACATCGAGAAGTCCCTGACGGACTCTCTGATGCGCGGCTTCGAGTCCGGCAAGGGCTTCCTCGACTCGATGGTCGACTACATCAAGAACGCCTTCAAGCAGCTGGTGGTGAACTTCGCAGTCCAACCCGTGATGAAGGGGATGGCACAGGGTGTCGCGGGACTGATGATGGGGGGTGTCGGTACCAATGCCTACGCTGGTGCCGATGAGAAGGGAGGTCTTGCTGGGATCCTTGGCGGTGGAGGGAGCCCCCTGAGCATGCTTTCGAGCCTCGGCTCCTTGGGCGGAAGCCTCTTCGGTGCTGGGGGACTGACAGGGGCGCTGGGAGCGGGCATGGGTTGGATGACCGGCTCGAGCACGTTGATGGGTTCCCTCTCGGCCGCAGGGAGCCTTATGGGGACAGGGACTGCTGGTGGCATCATGTCGGGCGCGGCAATGGGATTGGGCACCGTCGCCCCGTTCCTCGCGGCAGGCTTCGCCCTGTACTCGCTCTTCAAGAAGAAGAAGAGCAGCCCCGCGCAGCAGGACTACTCCGCGGTGGGCTCCCTCGGTGCGTCAGGGCTTGGGTACTCGCAGAACGCGCCGAACCTGCGTAGCGCCACGACCTATGAGGAAGTCCTGTCCGGTATCTCGGGTGGGGTCAGCAGCGTCGCCTCGTCCCTCGGGGGCAGTGCGGGGGACACGACATACGGGATCTACACGTCCGCGAGCCCCGACGGCAAGGGTGCGACCCTGCAAGCGAACGTGGTCGGGGCACAGGGGCAAGACCTGTTCCGCACCTGGTCCAATGACAGCAACGACAGCCTCCAGGGTCGAATCGAAGAGGCTCTGCCGGCCATGATGTTGGCGGGGCTGCAGAACTCGAACCTGCCGCAGGTGTTCGCCGACTACTTCAGCAAGCTGGACCTGACGACGGCGACGCAAGAGCAGATTGACGGGGCAGTTGCCGTCGCACAGGCCGCGAAGGCAATGTCCGATGCCACCAGCACGCTTGGTGGCTCGTTCCAACAGCTGAGCACCGTCAGCGTGGAAACCCGCGCGGGCATCCTTGCGCTGACGGGAGGCCTCGAGTCGTTCCTGCAGAAGGTACAGGGGTACATTGACACGTTCTACGAGCAGGGGGAGAAGGCGTCGCTGCAAGCGCAGAACGTCTACGAGACCCTCTCGCGTGTCGGCATTGACACCACGGGCCTGGATACGAAGGAGGAGTTCCGCGATCTCTTCGAGAAGCTGGATGTAAGCACCGAGCTGGGCATGGAGCAGTTCTCTGCCATGCTCAACGTCGCGCAACAGTTCGCGCAGCTCGTCCCGTATCTCGAGGAGAACCAGACGACCCTCCAACAGCTCGCGTCCAATGCCCCGACCGATGCCCTGACCCAGGCACTGGAGCAGGTGACCGAGGCATCGACCGATGCGACGTCCGAAGCCCTGACCAAGGTCGTGGAGTCCTCCACCGCGACACAGGAAGTGCTTACGGTCGGCGTGGACGAGTTGAAGGGCTACGTTGCTACCGCCGCGGACGCGCAGACCCAGATGACCGAGCGCCTCTCGGCGGGGCTGGATGTCATCGCGCGGGGTGTGGATCGGGTGGCTCAGGGCGTTGACCTGGTGGTACAGGGAGTGGATCGCGTCGCGCAGGTCACGTCCGCCATGCTCAGCGCGGTTGACGGGATTGCCGGCCGGCCCCTGACGGTGACTGTGGACGTCAACGTGCCGGCGGACGTTGAAGTGAACGGCGGGAACATCTGATGCCTACCTACCCGACCCTACCGCAAAGCTACGGCTCCCGGGCCGAGGTGTTGGACGGCCGCATCGCCGTCCGTGCGACGAATGGAGCACCGAAGGGACGCGAGATGTACGCGGCCGAGAAGAAGGTGTTCCTCGTCGTCCACGAGATCACAGCAGCGCAGAGGTCCACGCTGCTTTCCTTCTACAACAGCTACAAGGACGTGACCTTCGACTTCACTTTCGCTGCCGACGGCTCCACGTACACCTGCATCTTCGGGGCACCATGGCGCCGCGAGGCTCTGGTGTTCTACGGCCTGTGGCGTGTCGAAGTGTCACTGCTCGAGGCCTGACCGATGCGCACCCTCTCAAGCGCTCTCAACACCGCGCTAGGGAAAGCAGTCACCCAACCGGGGTGGCTGGTCGAGATCCTCTTCTCAACCCCGGTGCGTCTGTCGTCACGCGCTACCGTGGTGTGGAACGGGTACACCTGGGTGGCCGCCGACGTTTCCCTGTCCAAGGTTCGCGTGGATGAGGTCAGTGTGGTCGGGCAGCTGCAGCTGGGGAATACCGACGACCTCTTCGGCACCCTCGTCCTGATCGAAGGGGTGTCCGACAAGGAGATCCGTCTCTACGGGTACGATGGGAACGCCACGGCCCTGGCGGACGTGGTGTACCTCGCCAACGCCCTCGGGGGGCGCGCAACCGTGTCCCCCGATATGGTGACCATCGACCTCAGGGACGAGGCCTCGGTGCTCGTGTCCCCGCGCGCCTACGTGGGACCGCCGACGTTCAAGCACCTCCTCCCTGCCGGGGCTGCTATCACGCTCAACGGTCAGACCTATCGCATCGAGAGGAAATGAGCGATGGGCAATTGGGTCACAGGATGGGATGGCATCACGGTCTGGAACAATCTGGCTCCAGGCCCGATGGACACGCCCACACCCCCAGCACGGCAACTCCCGACAGGGGCCGATGTCCCGAAGGCTGCGACGGTCAACTCGACCTCGGAGACAGCTGAGGCGCGCCAGCTGACGTTGGCAGCGGATGGTTCCCCGATTCCCTTCGGATACGGACGGGATCGCATCGGGGCGCTGATTCTCAACGTCCTCCCGTACCAGTCCTACGTCGTCGTCCAGTGCCTCTGGGGCTATGCCCTCGACTCAATCGAGAGCGTGCAGTTCAACGATGCCACCCTCCCCGCAGGGGCGACGGTGACAAGCTACACCGGCACGCAGACCGCAGTCGATGCGACGATGCAGGCTGCTTTCTCTGCGCAGTCCCCGAGCATCACCTATACCGACACGCTCGAGGGCTTCGCGTACTCGGTCTTTAAGATCCCAGCCAGTAGCTTCAACGGTGGGCTCTCGTTCTCGGCCATCGTCAAGTGGCGCAAGGTGTACGACCCCCGCACGGCGACCACGGTGTGGAGCGACAACCCCGCGCTCGCCCTCGCGGACTTCATCGTCAACACCGACTACGGTGCAGGGTTGGACGTGGACTGGGACTCGGTCGAGACCTGTGCCGATTGGAACGACACCGATCTCGGCGGTGGGGAAAAGCAACGCCTCATCGGATGGACGGTCGGCAACCCTGCACAGGTGACCAGCATCATCGAGACGCTGCGTCTCTATGCCTCGGTGTTTCTCGCACGCAGGGGCGCCACCCTCTACATGATCCCCGACGCTGCGGCCGCATCAGTCGCGACGTACTCCCACGCGGCCGGGGACATCCAATCGCACTCCCCCGTAGCGAAGCGGGACATGCGCAACAGCCCGACCAAGGTCGAGGTGGTGTACACCGACACGGATAAGCTTCCGTGGCGCGACCGCTCGGCCTTCTCCCCGATCCTTCCCGGGGCTGCCGTGCTGCGCCTGTCATCGGTGCGCTTGAACGGAATCCAGCGTTACTCGCAGGCGTACCGCGAGGCGATCGAGCGCATCAACAAGCTCTCGCTCAACGACTTGTCCTTCTCGATCACCGTCTTCGACAAGGGCATCCGCCATGAAGTAGGGGACGTGGTCACCGTGACCCTTCCCTTCGGTGGGATCACCGACAAGCTCATGCGTGTCGTCAGCTGCGGGTACGAGGGGCCGGGGCTGTGGCGTCTCGATCTGGTCGAGTACGACCCGAATGTCTACTCCTCGACCATCCAGACGACACCGACGTATGAGGACACGGTGCTCCCCTCGCCGGGGTTCCCTCCCGTGGTCGGTGGGGTCAGCGCGGCCGAGGAGATCTATCAGAACGAGACGGGCCTCTGGGCGTCCCGTGGTCGCGTGACGATCACTCCCCCGTCCTACCTGTGGCTGGCCGGCTATCAGGTCGAGGTGTACGAAGGGACGAACTTGATCGACTCGGGCTACACCGCGCAGACGACCTACACCACGCCCCCTGTGCAGGACGGCTTGACGTACTCGGTCCGCGTGCGCGTGGTGTCAAACATCGGGGCGGTCGGGGATTGGACGACGGACACTTTCGTCGCGGATGGCAAGCTGGCCATCCCCGGCGACGTTCCCAGCATCACAGGGTTCGAGGTGGGTGGTGATGTCTACCTCGCGTGGGATGCGGCTGTCGACCTGGACATCTGGCGCTATGAACTGCGCTGGGGTACGACCTCCGACACCTGGGCCTCTGCGCAACTATTGGATCGCGTGGATGCCCTGCGCTACATCTCGAAGGGGGTGCTTACCGCAGGCGT